TATGATGCAATATACTATTCGACTTTTTTATTTTATATTATTTTTTTATAATATTTGAGAATATAAATTAAAAGAATTTCTATAAATATTACTTAATTTTTTTTTAAATTCCACTATTATTTTTATTATATCTTCATAATTATTATTTACACTTCTATTTATTTTGTTTTTAAAACTGAAAATACTGTTTCTATTTCTGAATGATATAGAACATTATATATTAAATGCATTTTCTCTTTTTTTACATATTTTTTTAACTTATTTGTTCTATGTATTACACAATTATCCAATAAATATGACATTTTATTTTCGTTATCTTTTCTTTTTAACTTTTTTATAAATTTTAAAAACTTATCACCATTTAATGCTCTTTTTACTATGGAAAAATCTATTACATTTTTATTTGTTACAGCCATTACTAAACTATATCTTTTATCATTTATTATATTCCTTTATTATTTTTTATAATGCATTTTTTTATTATGATATTTATAATATATGACTATTGGAATATTTGACCCTGAAGGTAAAAATAATAATCCATTTAATAATGAACCATATAGTGATGAATATAAAATTCTTAGTAAAATGTGGTCTAATTTACCTGGTTATGAATATGGAGAAAAATTTTTAAAATTATTAAAGAAAAATGATGTTGTTTTAATTATTTCAGCAACTGGTTCTGGTAAATCTGTTTTAATACCTAAATTTTGTCTTCATTATATGGATTATAAAGGATTAAGTATAATGACACTTCCAAAAAAACAAATTACTAAAAATACCGCTGTATTTGGAGCAAAAACCCTTGATACACAATTAGGTGAATATGTTGGTTATCAATATAGAGGTGAAAGTAGAAAATCTGATAAAACAAATTTATTATATTGCACCGATGGAACTATAATTGCAAGAATTAAAACCGATCCATTAATTAAAGATGTTGATATATTAATTATTGATGAAGCACATGAAAGATCTACTAATATTGATTTAATATTATATTTAGTTAAAAAAGCAATTAAATTAAGAAAAGAACAAGGTTTGAATGAACTTAAATTAGTAATTATGAGTGCTACTATAGATGAAAGTATTTTTAAAAAATATTTTAGTGATGAGTTTAAATATGATTATATGGAAATGTCTGGAAAACCAAATTATCCAATTGAATCAATATTTTTAGAAAATAGTATTTTAGATAAAAAAGATGAATATTTAAAAAAAGGTTCAGAAATTATAACTGATATTATTAAAAAAATAAATGATGAAAAAATTCCAAATGGAGATATAATATTCTTTTTACCATCTGTATCAGAATGTAAAAAAATAGCATCAGATTTAGATGAAAAATTAAATGATTGTTTTGTTATGGCTTTATATTCTGGATTTCCAAAGGATTTAGAAATATTTTTATCAAATGCTGAAGAATATAAAAAAATAAATGAAAATTATAAAAGAAGAATTTTTATATCAACAAATGTGGCTGAAAGTTCATTAACATTAGAAAATATTGTTTATGTTATTGATAGTGGATTAGAAATAAATATTTTATATGAACCAAATAATAATATAAATTTATTAAAAAAAGAATTAATATCACAATCAAATGCTAAACAAAGAAAAGGCAGAACAGGTAGAACAAATAAAGGATATTGTTTTCATTTATATACAGAAAAAGAATTAAATAATACTCATAAATATCCTCCACCAAATATTAAAGTTATTAATTTACAAGATATTTGTTTATTATTTATGAAATTACAAAGTGATATAAAACAAAAGGATGCTTCAATAGAAGATGTTAAAAAAATGTTTAAAGAATTAATAGAACCACCTGAAAAAGATTATATACATAATGGATTTAAAATTAGTGTGAAGAATAATTTAATAAAAGATAATATATTAACAAATATTGGAAAATTAGTTATTGATTCAAGATTGGATATTTTTCCAGCTTTAACATTATTATATATTAGTAATATCAATTTTAAATTATTTGACAAAGTATTATTAATAATTTGTATTCTTGACAATATTAAAAATATTGATGATATGTTTTATTCGGATATTGAAAAAAAAGAAAAAGAAAAAATAATTGAAAAGTTTAAAAAAGGCTCTTATAAATCCGAACATATCTTATTATTAGAATTATTCAAATATGCAATTGATAATTTAGATAAAGGTATTTTTAATTCAAGATTTATTAAAGATGTTAATAAACGGTATAAACAAAATAGATATAATTTATATAAATTATACAAAGAAAGAAATATCAAAATTAATATTACTAACATTAATTCAAATGACAAAAAAAATATAATCAACTCGTTTTTATATGGCTACAGTTACAATACAGTTAAAAATAAAAATGGCAAATTTTATTATAATGGTGTTTTATGTGATTTAAAAAATAATTTATTTGATTATAAAAATACAAAAGAACTTATATTTTCAAATAATTTATTAATAACAAATTTAAAATTATCAGTATGTTCTGCTAAATAAAAATTGATTTTTATGTTTATTAATATCATATAATTAAATCTTATTAAAAATGGAAAGCACAAATCATACCAAAAATTGTATTAAAAAATTTACAACAGTTCTTCAAGATTTTATAAAAGATAATGATATATACAATTTTGAAAAATTTATCAAAATATTATATATTGAATATAAATCAGAAGTATTAAATATTTTTGAAGAACTTTTACAAGAATTAATATATCATTATTATGAAAAAAATATAATATTTATTAAACTTATTATTGATAATATATCAAATAAAGAATTTATAGATATAATTGAAAAAGAAACATCTTTTATATTTAATTTATTTGTTGAATATCATTATGATATTGAATTTCAAAAATATATAATTGATAAAAATGTTCCAGAATATTTATTATTTAATTCAATCATAAATAGTATAATATATATGGGAGGTGAATATTTAATAGAAAATTCATTTAATAATGAAATTAATGATATTATTTATAATAACATTAATAATAAAAATTTAAATATATTAGATGTTTGTAAAAATTATGAAAATCAAGAAGAATTAAATAGCAGTATTATTGAATTAAATATAGAATTTAAGAATTTTTATTCAATTTTATTATATATTTATAATAAATTTAATTTTGATGACAAGAAATATATAATAAAACATTTAGATAAGAATAATTTTGTTAATCATTTAAAATTTTGTTGTATTAAAGAAAATAATTATATTAATCTTATTGATAGTGAAAACAAAGAATTTAATTGGAGAAGAAATAGTCCTTTATTATTAGTATGGTATTTTGATGATAAAAATAAAAAAAGAAAATTTAATGAATTAAAATTAACAGAAATTTCAAAAGATATGATAAGAGAAATAATCAGTTTTATATAAAAATTGAAATTTATTTATTATGAATAATATAAATATCTTAATATGGATAATATCAGAAAAGCAGATGAAAGTTATAATGATAAATTAATAAATAATAATTTTAATGATAATAATGATAGTGATGAAGAACTTGAATTATTAAGAAATATACATAATGAAAAAAACAAAAATGAATATAAAAAAAAATATAATATATTCAAAAATAAAGAATTATTAAATGATAATAATAATAATGAAACCGAATTGGAAAGAGCTATTAGATTAAGTGCCATAGAATATGAAAAAATTTCCAAAGAAAGAATACAAAAATTTAATCATTCAGAAGAATTAGAGAAAATAAATAGAGATAAGCTAATAAAAAAAATAAAACAAGAAAAAGAAAAACAACTTAAAAATATTGTGAATAAATTATTAAGAATAAAAACATTAGAGAAAAATGATGATAGTGAAACATCAAAAATTTATAATATTATTTTAAATCATATTAATGATAATGAAGAAATAATGAATGTTGATGAAAATGATTATATATTAATAGATAATTTTTTAATTGAAAAGTATGAAAAACCTTTAAAATTAAATAAAAGATGTTTTATTGATAAAAATGAATACGAATATTTAAGAAATCGATTTATTATTGTCTAAAAGACATATTTTTATTTAAAGGGTTGCTACTAGTCGCATAAAAGTTGATAATTCTTGATAATATATACTTATAATTATTCTTTTTTATATTTACTTAATATATTTATTATTAACACTTTTTTAATTACTCTTTTAGTTTCTATTTGTTCTTTTATATTTAAAATATAAAATATAAAAGAACTTAAAAACAATTTCATATTTTTTTATTAAATATTAGCAACATTGTATATCTTAATTTATAATAATAAAATCAATTTTTAATTAAAAAATTAATCATTAAAAACATTATCAATAATATCTTTTACATTTGAAACCAAAATATATTTTTTTGTAAAATCAAATTCAATTGATTTATTTTTAATTATTTCTTCAATATCATTTTTATTTTCCTCCGGTAAAAAAACAGTTTCAATTCCTGCTTTATATGCTCCTTGTATTTTTAACCTGACGCCACCAATTGCCTTAATATTACCAAACATATCAATTTCTCCTGTTAATGCTATTTTATTATTTATTTTTTTATTAACAATAACCGAATAAAATGTTAAAAATATTGCTGAACCAGCACTTGGACCATCTTTTACTGAACTTGCATCGCTAAAATGACAAAAAACACCTTGAGGGTAATTTTTATAAAAAATTTTCTTTTGTTCATCAGATGCAATATTCATAGCACAATTAAATGCATATTTTACACTTTCATTCATTACTTTTTTAAGATTTCCTGTTATTTCAATCATAAAATTATCTTTATTTCCATAATTATTTTTAACAACTTGAATAGATAAAATACCACCAATTTCATTTCCAGAAGTATATAGTCCATTAGTAAATCCAACACAACTTTCAGGATGTGTTATTTTTTCAATATTTTTAGGATGACCAAAAATATTAATAATTAATTCTTTATTAATAATTAATGGATTTTCTTTATTATATACAACATCATTTTTAAATAAACCTTTTTGTTTTAAATAATCTACATTTAATTTAGATAAAATATTATCTATTTTAATTCTTAAATCTCGAACACCAGCTTCCATAGTATATTCATTAATTAAAAATTTAAGTGATACATCATCAAATACAATACTTTCAAAATCAAATCCGGTTTCCTTACATAATTGTTTTAATAAATGTTCTCTTGTTATTTTTATTTTATCTTCTAATACATAATTATTAATATTTATAACTTCCAATCTTTTTAATAAATAAGAACTTATTTTTGGAATTTCATTAAATGAAAATATAAATATTACTTTATTTAATGGAAATGTTACTTCTTGATAAAATCTATCTTGAAATGAACTATTTGTCATAGGATCAATTAAATGAATTAAAATATTCATTATATCACTTTCTTTTCCATCTCTATTTAAACATTTATCTAATTCATCAAAAAACATTATACAACGAGCATTTTCAGCTTCACACATTTTTTTAATAATCAAACCAGGTTGGGCGGATGAGTATGTATAACCATGACCGTGCAATAATTCACCATCATTTTGACCTCCCAATGTTATTTGAATAAATGGTAAATCCAAACAATTTGATAAAATTTTAGCAAATCTTGTTTTGCCAACACCCGATGGTCCAACCAAAGCAATTGGTTGAATGGTTGTTCCAGGAACTTTTATAATTTTTGACAACATTTCAATAACTTTTTTTTTAGGTTCTTTATGACCGTAAATATTTTTATCCATTTTATCTTCAATATCATTTAAGAATACTTTTATTTTTTCTTTATTGTCTTTTAGCAATGAAAAAATATCATCATCAGTATTGGAAATCCAAGGATATTTTAATAAATAATTAATATACATTTTAATTTTATATGTTTCATTATTTGATGTTTTTAATTCTTCTATTTTATCATAACATAATCTTTTAACATAATCTGGTAGTGATTTTGATAAAATTAATTGATTTTTTATATCCATATCTTGCATTGAAAGATTTTTTAATTTATCTAATTCATTATTTATATCAAATTTATAATTAAGTAATAATACTTGATTTTTATAACTTAATTGTTCATATATAATATTTGTAATATATTCATTTTCTCTTGTTGTTTTTTTATCTTTTAATAAATCAAATAATAAATTAACAACTGAAATATTATTTTTATTTCCATACAATAAAATTCTAATAATATTAAACATATTAAAAATATTTTCTTTTGCATCTTTTGTAAATAATTTTAATAATTTTAATAATGATAATTTATCATATTCGTTATATTTAAAATAATCATTACTTAATTTTTCACACATATTTTCATATGTATAACTTAAATAATCCAATATTTCAATATTATTAAAGTATTTATTAATAAAATCTTTATTAATATGAATATTATTAATACAATAATTATCATCTTCTATTTTTTTTTTAAATAATTCTTTAATATTATAAATAAATGGATATGTTAATTGTGATGTTAAAATATTCATATTGATATTATCTTTTTTACTAAAACCTTTAATAATAATATTTAAACCATTAAAACAATATTCTATTTCATAAAATTTATCAAATATAAATGTATTAACATTATTTTCTATTTTATTTATTTTTAAAATTTTTGTTTCATTATTTACTATATTTTTAATTTCATAATTTAATGGAAAAAATATGGTTTTTAATAATTCATTTATTTCTTTATCCTTTTTATTTGTGAAAATAATATTTGTTTTATTTGTTATTAAATATATTAATATTTCTAAATTTGGAAAACCCACAATTTTACATAATATTAAAATATTATCTTTTATTACTTTCAATGGATTATATTTTATATATTTTGAATATTTACTTTCTTTTATTAAATTCAAATTATTATCATTTTCAATATTATTATAAATTTTTTTAATATTTATTGTGTTCTCTAATTTATTTATAGATAAATTATTAATATTTTCATTATAAACATTTAATAATTGTTCTAATAAATTATTTAATATTGATAAATTATTTGATAATGAAAACATTAAAATTTTATAATTTGTATTTATATGTTCTTGTATTTTCAATAAAATATTATGAATTTTAAGAAACTCATTCTTTATTATATAATATTTTATTTCATTTTCATATTTTTCATCCATATATAATATATATATATATATCTTTTAATTTTTTGTTTGAATAAAAACAATTTATAATTTTTAAATAATTAAAATTATATACATATTTATATAATGTTAAATACTAAAAGATTTATTAAACCAAAGAATTATAATGATATTATTAATACTACATATAATTCATTATCAGATGACGAATTAGAAAATTCTATTTTTGATAAAAATGAAATTATTGATAAAATTGAAGATAAAAATGAAATTATTGATAAAATTGAAATTATTGATAAAATTGAAGATAAAAAATCAATCAATGATATTTTGAAAAATAAAAAATCAAATACTATTTCTGAAAAAATATCAATAGTTATTAATAAAAAAGATATTGAATTTGATGAAAATATTAACTCGTATATAATACATTTTAATAACAAAACATATACTATTTCTAATACAGAAATATTAAATTCAATTACTAATAATAAAATTACAGATACAAATATAGAAGATTTTATTTTTAGTATTATAAATATTGATAATATTATTGAATATAAATTTATTAATAATACTACTTTTACAAATGATATTGATATGATGTTTAAACTTCAAAATTTTATTTATAATATTATTATCTCATCAACATTCCAAAATAATAATATTGATACACAAAAATCACTTATTACATTTTATTTTCATCTAATCATTTTTATGTTTAAAACACCCTTTAATATTAATTATGATAAAAATAAAATCAATATTATTTTTTCTAATCTTTCTTACCGTTTTTCATCTATTATTTTAAAACAAAACCAAAAATTACAAAATCAATGCAATAATATTAATTTTAAATTAAATAAACTTGAAAACGATAAAGATAATTTACATACTAAAATTAATTTAATTAATGAAAAATTAGATGCGGATACTTCAACATCATCTACTACAAATAATACCTCAAATACTACCAAAGATATTTCAAAAACTTTAACATCCTTAAGTATGTCAAATTCCAAACAAAATAATTCACAGAGTATTAATAATAGTATTAATAGTGATAATACAGAAATTAGTTCTACATCTATTTCCACAGAAGAATTAAAAGAAAATTTTATTAATAATTCTTCAAAACAAAATACAGTAATTATTTCAACTGATAATGAAGATGAATTAACAGAAATTAATAAATCAATTAATAGTATTCCAAAAAATAATTTAAATAATAATGAAGATGAATTAACAGAAATTAATAAATCAGTTAATAGTATTCCAAAAAATAATTTAAATGATATTTCAAATATTGATGATAAAAGCGTTCAAAATATTGAAATAAATGATAATATTGAACCTATTCCAATTAATATAAATAATAATATTAATGATAATGATATTAAATTATATTCTGTTGGTAATTCTAAATTAAATAATACACACACTTTTGATAAAACTTTTTTTATAAATAAATAATATTATGGATATTGATGATGTTTATAAAGATTTAGCAATACTTAATAAAAATTATAATACATTAAAACTAAAAAATAATATTATTGATAATCAAATTAAATTTTATGATAATCTGCTTAATAAAATGCTCTATGAATATTATAAAGCTTTAACTATTTATAATAATTAACGCTTTTTTTTATCTAATAAATATATTTCATATTCATCTTCTTCTTCTATTTCATCTTCAGATGAAGTTTCTGTCATATCATATTTATCCAAGTCATATTCTAAACCTTCAAATGGGGTTATTAAACAATTATTTGAATAATCAATTTCATTTTCAAGAGCCCTCAACCTATTTGTTTCCATTCCATGTTTTTCTGAATCATATGACGATGTTGATTTATTATCATCATCTATATTTTCTTCATTTTTATTAAATAATTTTATATTGTTTAAACTTTTGCTTTTATCTTCCTCTGTCATTTCCATTTGTTTTTTAATATTACCTTTTTTTAATTCTTTAGGATTTTTACCATTAGGTGAAAGAAATCTTTTACTCATTTTTAATTAATTTATACTATATAGTATTATATAATATTTAATTATTATAAAAATATCAATAATAAAACACAAAAAAAAATTGAAAAATAAAATATTTGAATGATTTAATAAATTAAGTTTAATATCTAAGATTAATCAAAGTTTATACTGTGAAAAGATGTCTATTAGTTTTACTGAACAAACCAAAGGTTGGGTTAAATTCCTTTCTGGTGTATCAACTTGTCATTTTATTGGAGATAAATCAACCGGTAAATCAGGTGAGAAATTTGGTGAATTATGCATGAAATCATCTATGAAAAGATTTATGGAAGAAACGGGCTGGTATTACCAAGAATACCTTTGTGGGTATTTCAATGGAACCGAACGCTCTTGCAAAAATGGCGACAAATGCAAATTTAGTCACAAACGTTCTCCCCGTTGGGTCAAGGGAAAACCCAGAAGAAATTTTGGGTCTTCCTCTCAAGCTTCTTCAAGTGACAATGTGTCTGAGGAATTGTCTGTTGTCTCAACTGTCACTGAAATGTCAATGCCACAGACAACAGTTTCAGTGAGTTCTACTCCTTCGGGTTCTTGGGCTGGAAAAGTTGTTTCTTCTCCTCCTAAAGCTCGTAATTTTTCATTTGACCCAGAAATCAAAAAGTGGCAACAAAGACTTTATGATGCGGAAGACTGTCTTGAAGAGTTGAGAACCGAACTTGACTTTGATGAGATTGCCACTGATGAAGCATTTCAACAATGTGAAAAAGCTATTAAAAAAGCAAAGAAGAAAATTTCGGATTTGAGAAAGAAAAAGACTGCATTCTCTTGGGCTGACGATGAAAGCTCTGATGACGAAGCTTAAGTTTTCTCTGTCAAAGCGTTTTTGATGAGTTAAAGTAATTAAATTATCTTTGGCTCTTTTATGTTTTTCATTTATAATATTCATAAGTCATAATATAATATTCATAATTCATTTTTATATATCATAGTGTTTGTGGTGTTTTTTATATTTTATCAATAATTTTAATCATTTTATTTAAGTCATCATTAGTGTATTTTTCATAATTGTTTTGATATTTATGTAATTTATCAAAAAACATAATAATAATATCTAATTTTTTATTTATTTCATCTTCATTATTATCATTCATTTGTTCTAAATAAAATTTTTCTTTATTTTCCAACATTTTATTTATTTTAGGTAATAATTCAATATCTTCTCTATAAATTTCATATGTATCTTTATATATACAATCTACTTTATGAATTTTCATACAATTATTATCAATATCATCTGGTTTTAATGTATTATCAACTAAAAATACAGTTATATAATCATTACAAATAGTTTTAACATCTAAACATAATTTTTCTAATAAATCAACAACTTCATTTTTATCACTTAATTTTTTATTGGGTATTTCTTCAATTATATTATTAAATAAATCAATATTATTTTCATCATAACTATCTTTAATTAGTTCAATATCATTTAATTCTATTTTATTATTTAATAATTCATTTAATTCATTATTATCCGCATTGTTTGGTTTTACATTTTTAATATTTTCATAATTATTATTATTTTTTATAAAATTTAAATTATTACCTACATCAATATTAAAATCTTTTCTTCTAAGTTCAGTTATATCTAAACTAATTTGATTATATTCTTCTAATATTGATTTCATATAATTTAATTGAGTTTCATATTTTTTAATATTTTCTTCATCATCAAAAATTTTAACACCATCATTTTTATCACTATTCATATGTTTATTATCATCCATTTCATCTGAACCTTTATAATCTTTAACTGGTTCTGTGTTATGAATTAAAAATATGGAATATCTCTGTTTAAATTCTTTTCTTATATCACGATATTTGTCAAGTTCTATATCGCTGTAATTCATTTTTTGTATCCACTCTAATAATTCAGTAATAGCTTCAATAACTTTTTCTCTTGTTTCTTCATCCGCTTTTAATTCTTTATTATTTAAATTATCAATAATTTTTCTACTCTCATAAATTATATTATTATATGATTGTTTTTTTTCTTTATCAATTCTATCTCTTTTATCCATTAATTTAGCTTTTTCAATAATTTCATTTAACTCCTCTTCATTTAAATTTTGTTTATTTCCAAGAATTCTTAAACTTTTTTTATTTAATGTATTATTTAAATCTTCAGCCTTAATATTAATAATTCCATTGTGGTCTATAGAAAAAGTTATTTGTATTTCAGGAATACCTCTTTTTTGTTTTTCTATACCAGTTAATTTAAAATCACCCAATAAAATATTATCCTTTGTAAATTTTCTTTCTCCTTCAAATATTTTAATATCTATTTCTTCCATATCATCTGTATCAGTTGTATATTTTTTTACTTTTTTAACAGGAATAATAGTTCCTCTTTTTATAAAAATATCCATAATGCCACCACTTGCTTCTAAACCTATAGATAATGATGTTCTATCAATTAATAATAATCTATCTTCAATATCTTTTTGATTTAATAAACAATAACCATATCTTGAAGCACCTATAGAAACAACAGTGTTTGGGTCAATAGAACAATTTATTTCCTTTTGAAAATATAATTCAATATTATTAATAATAATTGGCATTTTAGTCATCCCACCAACCATAACAACTTGGTCTATTAAACATTTATCTATCCCACAAATACCTAACAATTCATTAATGGGTTTAATCATTAAAGATATTAAATCCTTACATATTAAATTTAAATCATCCCTTGTTATTGAAACTTCCAAAATTTTTTCATCATAAAAATTATTAATAATTACTTTGGTTTTCAAATTATCACTTAATGTAATTTTACATTTTTCAGTTAAATATTTTAGTTTTTGCAAGTTTTGTTCTGTAATTTTTTCTAAAAAATCTTCCGGATTTATTTTATATTTTTCAATGAAACAACTAATACAATACTCCATTAATTTTCTATCAAAATCACTTCCACCAAGATTACTATTACCACTTGAACCAATAACTTCATAATCATTCTCTAATATTCTTAATAAACTTATATCTAATGTTCCACCACCAAAATCAAAAACAATAACTTTTTCTTCGATTGAATTTAAATTTCCAATTCCATAACATAATGACGCGGCGGTAGGTTCATTTAATAATCTTATAACATTAAAACCAGAATGTGTAGCACAAGTTTTAATTAATTCTCTTTGATTATCATTAAATCTTGCTGGAACAGAAATTATTACATTATTAAACTCTTCTTCTTCAACATTATATTTTTCTTTTAAATAGTTATTACATAAATAATAAAAAGACATAAAAATATGTGTAACAATTTCTTCAACACGATATTTTTTATTATTATAAACAATAATGATATTATCATTTTCATCACTTTCTAATTGATAAGCTAATAAGTTAATATATTTTTCATCTAATTCAGAATATTTTTTACCAATTAATTTTTTAATTTCATAAACAACAAAATTATCATATTCTAATTTTTCAAAAATTTCTTTTCTTTTATATGCTTCCTGTCCGATTATTTTTTTATTATCTGTAATTTCAATAACAGTTGGTATAATTTCTGAATCATCAATATCTTTTATAATTATTGGATTATTTTCATACCAAAAACTTATACAAGAATTTGTTGTTCCAAAATCAATTCCAAAACATATATTATCATTATTCATAATTTTATTATTACAATTTAATTTTATATTAATTATTAATTTTACACGAATTGTTAATATATTTATAAAAATTGAATTTGTGTAATTATATTAAATAACAAATTATGTCAGTTGTTAATTGTAAAGTAAAATATATAAGACCTAAATATAATAATTTAAAAGAATGGTTTGATGATTATGAAAATAATTATTATATTGGAAGAGCTGGAATTGTATTTATAAATAAAGAAAGATTTCCAAAAAAAACATCATTATTTCATAATCCTTTTAAAATTGATAAAGATAATACAAGAGAAGATGTAATAAAAAAATATAAAAAATATATTAAACAAAAAATTAAAAATGATAATAAATTTAAAAATGAATTATTAAATTTAAAAAATAAAAATCTTGGTTGTTGGTGTCATCCAGAACCTTGTCATGGTGACGTTTTATTGAAAATAATTAAAAAAATCGTCACTTAACTTTTTATAATATTTTTAATTTCTTTGAAAGCATTTATTAAACTTTCATTAATAATTATATTATTTTCATAACTAAATAATTCATTAGTAAAATGAAATTTAAAAATATTATTATTAACCTCATAATACCTTTCGCCATTTTTCTGTTTAAAACTTAATTTAGCGTTGCCAAATGTCTCTAAATTTTCAACAAAATTAAAAAATATTTCAGTGTAATTACAAGAAGGAATACGATAAATAGCATCAATTGTATATTTTGGCTCCTCATAAACATCATTGATATCAAATTCAAATTTAGAAATAATATTATTTCCATTTTTAATTTCTATATAACCTAAATATAAATCAAAAACATTTTTTTCTTTATTACTAATATCATTAAATGGATAAAAATAAGCAGTATAATTTTCCATTTTTTTTATAATAATAATTATATAAATATAATTTTTCAATTTTTTTAAAATTTATTTATTATTTTATTTAAGAGTTCTATCATTTTATTAACAAAAATGTCTAATTCATTGATATTACTTATTGTTATATTTCCTATTTTTGCATTATTTAATCCAGAAAATTTTTCATATTCAGTATAATCAAGAATTAAATTTTTATATATTTTAGTTTAATTTTATTTTATAATAATTTTTTTTTCCAGTTTTTAATTAAAAAAATACTCATTAATTTTATATTTTTTTAATTAAAATATTATAATTATAATTATAATATCATAATATTTTATAATGTCATCTTTTGGTGGTTTAATACAAATAACTAATTATGGAAGTCATGATATAATGCTTACAAATAATCCAGAAATAACATTTTTTAAATTAATATACAGGCGTTATACTAATTTTGGAAAAATGTTTATAGAACAAAGATTTGATAATTCAATTGGATTTGACCAAACATCGGTATTAGATATTCCAAAATCTTACGATTTATTAAGTAATCTTATTCTTAAAATTAAATTACCAATTTTAGATTTAAATTTTATTAATGATAAAATTAAAAAAAACAATGATGAAAAATTAAAAATATATAATAAATATTATACACTTTTTCTAAATTTCAAATTACAATTACAAAATATTGTTAATAATTATTTTAATGATTTAGTATCCCCGAATTCCAATTATATTATTGATTTAAATATTTTGATAAGAGATAATATTATAGAAAGACAATATAATGTTTTTTTTGAAATTATTGATTATTTTTTTAATACCATGAATATTACTTCTCAAAATGCTAATTATTATAAAAATGCATCATTATATAAGTTAATTGATGATGTTTTAATATATAATTATGAAAATTTATCAGTTCAAAATGTTTCATTTGAAATGTTTAAAAATTTAATTATTGTAAATATGGAAATTTTAGATGAATTAAATAAAATATTATATGATATAATACTTTCTCATTTAAATAATAATTCAAAAATATTTTTAGAATGGATTGATAAAATAGCTATTTATATGTTTGAATTTTTAGAAATTAATATTGGTAGTAATAATAGTAAGATTATTTCCAGATTATATTGATACTTACGGTCAATTAACATATAGAAATGAAGAAATTTATAATCATATGATTAATAATAAAAAAATTAATAAAAATATAAAATTCTTTTTAAATAAAGATGATTCTAATAATTATGTTTATTTGCCAGTTCCTTTTTGGTTTTGTCAAACATATGGATTAGCAGTTCCTTTAATAGCTTTACAATTTAATAATTTTCAATTTAGAATGAAAATAAATAATTATTTTGATTTACTTAAAATTACATATACTGATGATTTAGAACAAAAATTTGTTGAAAATATTATTAATATCTATAAAGAAGAAATATTAATTTATATTGAAGAAGAATTAAAAGATCAACTTAATATTACAGTTTTATTAGAATATATTAGTTTAGATAGTATTGAAAGACAAAAATTCGTCCAAGCAGGACATGAATATTTAATTACTCAAAATCAAATGATTGAATTTACAGATGCTACTCCTTTAAATAATAAATTTAATATAAATTTCTTTCATTGTGTTAAAGAATTATGGTGGTTTGTTTCTACAAAAAAACCAAGTAATGATTTAATAATTGGTAATAATAATGAAAATAAATATTATAAAGAATTGGACACAAAACAATATTCTTGTAAAAGCGATGATTATATTAATTTTATTAATTCTTTATTTAATCCTTTTGAAGAGTTTAATGCTTTAGATTTTATGAAAGGTTTAACCATCTATGAAAATAAAATTATTAATAATGTTATTACAAATGAAGATTTTATTAATGATATTAATTATCTTTTAACATTTAAATTATCAAAAATACCTTATTGTAAGGCAAGTTCTATTATATTTAATAGTGTTACATTCATAGACCAAACATATAAATTTTTTAATTATTTACAACCTTATAAAGCATACAATTCTACACCAGTGTTAGGAATAAATGTATTTTCCTTTTCATTATTTCCAACTGATTTTCAACCATCAGGTTCAGTTAATCTTGGAAGAATTCCCGCAGTTAATTTAAGATTAGAATTATTACAACTTAATAATATTAAAAATAATGATAATAATGAAGAATTCTTAGATTATATTGTTAGAATATATGGAACAAATTATAATGTATTAAGAATAATCGGTGGAATAGCTGGTTTAGCATACCAATATTAAAAAATTGAAAATAATCTAATAATTATAATAATTAAACATTATTTATGCTTCCTAAAATAATGCCACCTAAAACTATCAAAGAAAAAAAAGTTAAAAATGATAATATTAAATTAGAAAAAATTAATGATACTAAAAAAGATACTAAAAAAGATACTAAAAAAAACAATAAAAGTAAAATACCTAATAATAAAAAATGGATAGATCACACTAAATTATTTGCTAAAAAAAACAATATGAAATATACAAAAGCTATTAAAAGTAATGAAAACAGAATAGCTTATTATAGTAAAAAAATGATTTTGAATATTGATAATAAAAAAGTTAAAAAACAGTTTTAATATTAAAAAAAAAAAAAAAAAAAAAAAAAAAAAAAAAAAAAAATTTTTTCTATAAGAATTTTTTATATTCAATAATAAAATTAGTTCAATATCATCTAAACTTATATTTGTATTGCTTATTAACCAAATTAATATTTTATATTTTTTTTGTGATAAATTATCAATTTTAAAATCAAGAAAAAAATTATTATATTTTTTAACAATAAATCTAATATGATTATTTAATTCATTATAAAAATAATAATTAATATTAAATATTTTAGGAGAACAATTTATACAATATAAATTATTATGTTTTAATAACCATTTTAATATTTTTGTATTATCGATTTGTATTTTAAATAAATATTCTTCAATAAAATATTTAAAAATATCTTTATTAAATTTTATCCCATATTTTAACATTTTTAAATTATTATTTTTTATTGAATATTGAATATACTTTTCCATAAATCTTTCAATTGTTTCACCCTCAACAAAAAAAATTTTACTATTGTCAAAATTATTATTTTTACAATACCACTGAATTAACACAAAATTATTATTTATACACAAATTCTCAAATATATTATATTCCTCTTTATTAAATATTTTTAATAAACAATTACTTATTTTATTTGAATTTAACACATCCTTAAAATTTACATTTATTAAATTAATTTCATCCATATACCTACTATTTGTTAATATTAAATATTTATCATCATCATACATAAATTATTATTATTAAAATTATAAAATAATAATATTACATATCAAAAAATAGATTATTCTAAAAATACTTCATAATATAATAGTTTCATCACTGTAAAAATATAACATAATATTTTTTTCATATTTGTATATTTTTAAATACTTAAAAATTTGTTTCTTATTATTTATAATTTAAAACAGATTATACAAATATTTTATTTTAATAAATAATATTAATATGACAGGGTTCATACAATTAATATGTTCTGGAACAGAACAAATGTTTTTAAATAATGATGCTAAAATTGATTTTTTTCATGTTATTTATAGAAGATATAGCAACTTTTTTATTAATACAATAGTTGAAAATAATAATAATATAAATAACATTGAAAATACAGTAACAAGTTTTATTGTTCCACACTCTGGTGATTTACTTTCTGAAAGTTATATAAAACTGCAATCTCAAGAAAATTTTATTGAAATTTTAGAAAAAAAAGATACAAATAATACATTAAATACAAATATTTTAGATTTTTATGATAATTATTCAATTAAAGGGGATAGTTTTAATAAACAGAATATTGAAAAAATAGATATTATTAAAATAAATTTATCAAATTATTTAATTATTCAATATATTAATTTATCTAATTTAAATAATCAACAAGAATTTCAAGATTTAGTAATAAATAATCAAAGTTTATATTTAGAAACAGATAATTTAAATATATACTATAATATTAATATTTTATATAATTTTTATTCATTTATAACTGATGCTGTTCTACCTGAAAATATTTTAAATACTGAATACCTAAATATATTATTTAATTCTATTAATTATTCTCAATTGAAATATATTAGAATTGATTTTAAATATTTAGAAACATCTTTTAAAATAATTTCAAATAATGATAAATATCAAGAATTAGTTGAGTTATTTCTTAATAATCAAGATATTAATGATAATAATAAATTTAAAATATCTGAAAATGATTTATATTTATATGTAAGCAATGAAAATTTAACAACATTAATGTTTAATAATATTTACAATTCAATAAATGAAATAAATACATTTATTAATTATAAAACAAAATTTCAAAAAACAACTACAATTATTAATAATGAAGAATTTAATGAATTTATTTTATGTAATAAAGAACCTTTTAAATATTATATTATTAATTACAATGATAATGTTATTAGCAATTATAGTTTTGATAATTTTAATAATAATGATTTTAATGAAAGTTTAATTAAAAATGAAACAAATCTAATTAATACTTTTAATCTTAATAATCAAAATAATTTGAGTTCTATATTTTTATTAAGATTATTTGTTTATTTATTTAATGATGGTAATATTAACTTAGAGGAATTTATAAATATCAATAATAATAATATTAAAAATAATATTCTTAGTTTATCATATTTAAATAATAAATATCAAAATAATAATAATTTTTATGTTAAAACTTTAAAATTATTGTTTGAAAATAATACACTATTAGCATCAAATGATTTTTATTCAAGTTTAGTATATCAATTTGAAACAAATAACAATTATTTTATTAACTTTATTAACAAAAAAATAAATAATTATACAAGTGTGATAATTAATAAATTTATTATATTAAAAGAAGTATTAAAAATATCATTAAATAATTTAAAAATAAATAATATAGTAAATAAAATAATAGATACTATTTTAATTTTTTCTTCAAATACAAAATTAAACATTATTAATAATTATATTAAATTAATTGTTAATTTTAATAGCAATAATTTTTTGTTTGACTTATTTGAAAATAACCAAATATTATATTATCAAGAATTATTAAACAATTTTAGAGATAAAAATATTAATGAAATAACATATTATTATCAATACTCATTTAATTTTTATAAATTAACAAGTAATTCAACAAAAGTATTAAAAAATATTTATAATAAACAATCAGATTATATTTATCAATCAACAGGTAAAAATACTTTAAATATTTATAATAATTCTTTTTCTATATTCCCTTTATCAAGTTCATTATTTTCAAATTTAAATAATTATTTTAACATAAAACTAAAAAAGTTTATCAATGAAATTAATACCGAAATATATGAAATATATATTACAAATAGCTTTAAATTAGAAAATATGATTAATAATAATTTTATCAGTAAAAATGAATTTATTGAAATTAATAAAAATACAATTGATGATTTAACTAAAATTATTCTCAATTATTATAATAGAAGAATTGAAATACCTAAATTATTAAAATTAAATGAATTAAATAATTATACTAATTGTATTAACCAATATACTTGTTTTGATATTTATAATGAAAATTATAATACTATCATATTAAATAATATATATTTTACAATAAATCAACAATTATTTAATAATAGCTTTGATAGTATTAATATAAATAAATTTTATTTTTCAGTAGGTTCTCCATTATATAGATTATTTTACTTATTTAACTTTTTATGTATAATGACAGAAGATACNNAATTAATAAATATATTACCATTTGATTTAATTACATTAAGAAATTTTACATTATATTTTATTTTATTATATTTTAATATTACTTTACCATTTAATATAACAAATATTAGTTATGATTTTAAAAATTTTAATTTTAATGATAGATTTATTTGTTATGATGAAATTAATATTTTAGATAATATTGATAATTTATCAGTAAGTATATATTCTCCATTTTATTTTATTAAAACAAGTGATAATAATAATACAAATAATTTTGATAGTATATTTATTGAAGAATTTAAAAAATTTTTAGTAAAATATAATAATAATTTTATTAATTTAGAAAATGTTATAATTTTGGTAAAAGATTATTTTAATAAAATTAATAATAATTTTAATGATATTATTGATAAGATTACTCTTATTATTAAAGAACCAGAACAATATACAAATATAGATGAGTTATGTTATAATCCATTAATATTTATAAGTAATAATATTTATAATAATAATTATCAATCAACATATTCAATTGGTATATTATTTGACAATATTAATTTAATAAATATATCAACAATTAATAATTTATTTAATCAAATAAAGAATAGTGATGCGGAAATCACGGATATTTATACAGTTGTTAATTTTAATATTAAAAAAAATAAAAACTTTATTGAAAATGACAATATAGTTGAAATATTTGAATATTTATTATCCTCATTTAATAAGTTAAATAATTCTTGTTGTTTAGATGTTAAAAATAATTATCAAAATATAATTAATAATTTTGAAAAATATTGGAAAAATAATATTACATATTTAAAAAATTATTTAATTAATAAAATTATCTTTGTAAATGGATATAATATTTTGACACAATATTACAAAATAACAAAAAATGAAATATTATTAAAATCATTAGAACAAGAAAATTTTGAAATTCCATTATTTGAAATAATTTTGATTTTATTATTTAATTTCTTTAAAATTAATCTTTGTTCTGACATTAACATATTCATAAATAATATTGATAAATATACCAATTTTAATGAATTTATAATTAATAAATATAATAATAACATTTATATAAATTTATTAAAAGAACTAATTATTATATTTAAAACAAGTGATGATATTAATAATTTAAATTATTCTATTCTTAATGTTAATAATAATAATGGAATTATTGAATTTTATAATTTATTTGATTATTCAATTAATGATATAACAAATCAATATAATAAATTTATTTATTCATATATTAGAAGAAATATACTATCAAATATTAATAATATAGATTTTGAAGTTATTAATAATGAATTATCATTGGATGAAAGTTATGAAAGAATAATACATATATTATATTCAGAAACTTTATATATTCTACAAAATTTATATGTAAATTTAAATAATAAATATTTAGAAAAAAATTATGACAATTATGATAATGTTATAATTGAAAATTTATTAGAAATTATCAAAAATTATTCAATGTCCGAACATAATTATTATGAAACTATATTTTATAGAACCTCTATAAACGAACATAATTTATTAAAATATTCAATATATTTTTTTAATGATATAATTAATAATAGTTTTAATGTTGAATTTGAAATTAATAGATTTTTATATTATCATATGACACAGTATGTTTTAACACAAATTGATTATGAAGAAACAATTTATTTAAAAAATAATTCATTATATGATACTGTTAAAATGTATAAAGATAATAAATTAAATTATGAAAAGAATTTATATATAACACAAAATAATTTAGGTTTTGAATTATTAAATCTTAATTTATTCAATGATATAATATCACCATCACATAATTCATTATTCATTGATTTGATTATATCATATGATAATTTTTATGATGAATACTTAGTATTTTATAATAAATGTATTGAATATAACAATGAAATATTTGAATTTTTAATTCTTAATAATGGAATTAATACTGGTTTATATTTTACGGATAATCTTAATGAAAATGAATTAAATGATTATATTAATGATTTCATACTTTTAAATGAAGATTTTTCACCATTTAATATTTATAATGATTTAATTAAATTTAAAAATAATTCTAATGAAATTAATTCTAAATATAATATTGATAAAGATAATATTATGAAAAAAATAGTCATATATTTATTTATGATATTTTTAGTTTATAATAAATTAGGTGATTTTATAATAGAAAATCTAAATTTAAGAACTGATTATTATTTAGAATATTTATTTCCTTCACAAAGTATTGATTTTAAAATAAAAAATGTTATTAATAATAATATTACTTATGATTTGGAAAAATTTATTATGACATATTATAAAAATAAATTAAATTTAGATGTTCCTATTGAATATCAAGAACCTTATAATGATAGTTTTATAATACAAGTGATTAGTAACAATTTATTAAGTATTGATAATTTTTATACATTTTGTTATGAATATATTAGCTCATATTCCACAAATATTGGTTATGAAGATTTAGAAACTGTAGAATTAACTAATACAACTATTAACAATTTTACAATAACGAATATATTAAAAAATTTGAATATTATATATAATATAGACCAAGTAGATAATAATGATAAAAAATATGTTATAACAAATTACAGTATTAAAATATTAAATATTTACTATGAAAATAATATTACAGATATTAATAGTAATAATAATAGTCAAAGTATTAAATCAATAAATTATGAAAATATGAATAAAAATTATGTTGATTTATTTATTAAAAATATTAATGTATTACTAACATTACCAAATTATTTATTAAATTATTATAATATTAAAATTGATAATCAAACTGATATGATTAGTAATATTGTTGGCAACACATTATTTAATAATGCTTATATTAATGAGTATATATTTAAACTAAGTGGAAATACAACAAAAAATAATTTATATGATGATATAATTGGTTATAAAGTAAATAGTAGAAGTTTAACAATATTAAAATTATCTGAAATGGTTAATACATATGATAATTATAAATTTGCATTATTAACACCAATGGATTATGATAAAGATACTGTATTTACAAATGTTAATGTTGTTAATAATAATGGAATTAATATTTATAAAAAATTATTTAATATTAATTATAATACTTATCAATGGAAAAATAATGAAGAAATAATATATACAAAACAATTGGAATATTATGATAAATTATTAACAAATAATAATATATTAATTAATATAAAAAGAAATAACAATAAAATTTATGTAAAAACATTTATTGATATATTTTACACATATATATCAAATGTTTATTATTTAAATAATACCACATATTTTATTACATTTAAAAAATGTTTAGAAATCTATCTTAAATATAATAAACTTGTAATATTTGAAAAAGATAATTTAATAAAAAATGTATGTGATTTTGAGGAAATAAATAAACTTATTGATAATATGTTAAATGAAAAATCAAATTCCATAGAATATATTTCTGATTTAATTACAGAAATATATTTTTATTTGATATTTGAAAAAAAAATAAATGATATTGAAAAAAATACTATAGAAGAAGATTTTATTAATTTTTTTAATAATTTAGATTTAAATAATAATTACTTTTTTGAATATCAAAATACTTTGTATAATTATATTAATAAATTAGAAATATTAAATATTGATGAAACAATAATTCAGAAACAAAAAGATAAATTATTAGATAGTAATAATATTAATAAATTTTTTAATGTTAAAAATTTAAAAAATATTGATAATACAACATTTATATATTATAAATTTATTCAAACAAATGATTTAACTAATTTAATTGATAAATTTAGATTATCAATAAATGATTTAATAGAATATACATTAAATAATTCAATTAATTATCAATTAAATTTAACTTATGAAGAATATTTTAAAGATGTTGTATTTGAATATACAAATTATGTAAATAATAGCATTGAAAATTTAGAATATAAATTAACATTTAAAGATTTTAAATATTATACATATGAATATATAAAATATATAGTTAATACTTTTGATAATAATTTAATTAAAAAACAATTCTTTGGAATAACTGAAAATATTTATGATGAAATATTTATTAATACTACACTACAAACACAAATTATATTTATGAATAATTATTGGAAATTTTCTTTATTAAATGAAAAATTTATTCCAATTCAAAATAATAGTTTATATATTTTATACATATTAAAAATATTAGTTTTAATGATTAAAAATCAACTTGGATATACCGAAAATATAAATAATGTTTTATCATATGGAAATAGTTATACAACATATAATATTAAATATAATTGTTTAGATATATCAAATAGTGTTCCTATATGTTTAGATTATATTAATACGAATTATATTAAAAATAATGATTTAAATAATTATTTCAAAAAAATTATGAATAAAGTAATTAATTTAAATGTAGAATATGGAATTTTAGATAATAAACAAAAATATAATAATCCAACAATATCAAAGGTATATGATGTATTAGTTAATAAAATGTGTATTAATAATGAAAGTGTAATAACATTAGATTTATTTTCAAATGTTATTAGTAATTTAATTAATAGTAATACTGATATTATTGGTAATGATAATATTTTGGATGTTATTTTAAAACAAATTATTAATGCTTTGAATAAAAATTTTAAACCATTTATTGATATATTAGGAGGTTATAGTGATACAATAGGAGCAGAGTATTCACCATCAATATCACAGTTAAATAGTTATTATAAAAATAATAAAATACAAATAAATGAAAATTCATCTACAATAATGACATTAATATTTTCAAATTTTAATAATTTTTCATTAAATAATCTTAATAAGTTAATTGTTATAGTGTTGTTTTATTTTATGTTGATGATAATTTTTATAACTGTATTTGGAAGTAATTATCAATATAATTTAAATGAAATAATTGAATATTTAGTTAATGAAGTAACAATAAATGTAAATAATAATAATGAAGAATTTATTAATGAATTAAATGTAATTTTTGAGAATGATTATGACAATAGTCAATTGATAGAGATTAGTAAAATATTTTTTGTTAAAATATTGATGAAAAAAGGGTTAATAAATAATAATATATTTATAGAAAGTGATATTGAGTCTCAATATCAAACAAAAAGTAATCCTGAAATAAAATTGGATGGAAGATATTCGGAAAATGTATTGATTGATAAATATATTTATAATTCAAAAATAAATGTGTGGAAAAGTATGTTATTAAAGATTGTAGATGGAAATAAATCATTATTAATAAAAAATATGAAAAGTATATCAATAGATAATATAGATTTAATAAATATTCCATTAATGTATGTTAATTTTATTGAAAATATATATAATTTGATATATGAGTTTGGAATTTTAAATATTATGGATAGAATTGATTTATTAATTGGACCTCAATTAGTGGATCATTTTACAAAAGAATATTATGAGGTTATGTATGATATGACAAATATTAATAAAGTTCCAACTATAGCTCAATTTTATGGAATAGATGGAAATAATATAATTAATACGGATTTAGCATATATTAAAAAAGTTTTTAAAAGAGATTATTATATTCCTTTATATTTTTTCTTTAAAGATAGGAGAAATGCTTTACCACTTATTGCTTGTATGCATCCAGTAATTCAATTTAAATTTTACACAAATACAAATACAATTTTTAATAATTTTTATGAGACATCATTACTTATTAAAAATCGTCCATTATATAAATTAGCGATGTCATATGATTTTATATTACTTGAGAGAGAAGAAAGAAAAAGGATTACTGAGAATATAAATGATAATTTGATTGAAAGACATAATGATTATGTATTAACAAAATCAATTAAAAATTTTGATAGAGCATTTAATGATAATTTTATAACTTTGATGTTTGAATTTGAATTAAATAATAGCGTTAAACAATTATTTTGGTCTTTAAGTTTATTTTTAAATGATTATTCTTTACCAAATGTGTTAAATCCAAATAGTGAAACAAGTTTTATATTATCAACATTATTTTACATTGATGGAATTAAAATAGATGGAATTCAACCTTTTGTTAGTTATACGACTAAAGAACAAGCAAAAATAAATAATGAAAGTCAAATACAATACGGTAAATTTGATACAGTTAATAGATATTTAACAACATATAAATACAATAAACGTTCTGACCCAGATTTTCCATATTATTCATATAGTTTTGCATTATGTCCTGAAACATTTCAACCAACAGGTTCTTATAATATGAGTAATACTAAAAAATTTGGAA